ACCTGTGCGGGTGCCGGAAAGCTCGGGTCTGGCGCGATGCGCTGCCGAAAGTGGCTCACGCTGTAGCCCAGGTAGGACGCGCAGTCTTCCGCGCTCCACATGCGCCGCTCGGGCGCGATGGTTGACGTGCGCACAGCGTGCGCAAGCTCGTTCACAACAGATCGCAGCGCCTCGATGGTGCGTGGTTCAATGGCTTCTGTTGTCATTCTATCACCTCCACACGCCCGTCCTTGTGATACCGCCGATTACCAACCCGGCTCGGCAGCGAAAACGCAACCATCCGTGAATGAGGCAGGCCCGGAATCGGGCGCAGGTCTGCCCCGTCATAGGTGCCGACGCTCGTCGCGGTGACAAATGCCCGAGCTTCTGCAAAGCCTGCGCTTGCCATCGGGCCGGATGCGCGCCTCGTCGAGACCGTATATCGCCCGCCAGCGCCCTTGGTCATGCTTACCAGGCCGCGCACGCTCAACGTGCGCAGTTCTTCACGGACGATCTCCAACTTGCCGCCAACGGCTTCCGCAACCTGCTTCACAGTCACATCCCCGCCCATGCGGTCAATGAACGCGATGCAGCGGCGCTGTAGTTCCGTGAGTTGCTCTTTGCCCATGATTGCTTCGCCCAGTGAACAAATCAAAGAAGCCGCCTGAAGCAGGAATATCCAAGCGCGGCCATCAGCACAATCACCACGAACAGCACGCGCGCAATCCAGAGCGCGAGATTCGTTGCAAACCTGCGCATGCGCTCTTCGTCGCTGGGCTCGTCCTGGACCGTCTTCTGAGCCAAGTTGTCCAGGTCTGAGCATTTGCCGATGCCCGGGTACAGCCGCGCAGGGCAGCGGCGGCCTTGATTGCAGTCTCGATTGCACATGGTCGCGCCTCCGCTACTTCACTCAGCCTGGCTTTCCGCGCCGCCGTCAAACGCAGCAACCCAGGCGTCATTCCCTGTCGGTTGGCCGCTTGCGCTCTGATCAACCGGCTCTTGCGCGTCAATCGGCTGCTGCGTCTGCGGCAGCAATTCGCCCGTCTCAGCGTCAACCGTCAGCACGTTGTCTTGCGGCAGGCCGATCTCGGCCCGCTCGTCTGCGTCGATAGCAGTTGCGAGTTCAATGCTGACCGGAAGAAATTTGAACAGGCGGCGCACAACGGTCTTGAGGGCCATTGCCTCGAAGTGCGTCACCCACGGACCGCTCGACCCGGCGCGTGACTGCGCCCGCACTGCCTCGACCTCTCGTCGGCTCATGACATCGAACTGCACGCCGCCGTCCTTGAGCTTTGCGACCGCGTACACAAACCGCAGCTTGTCCGGCTGCACCCGGTTCGGGTTGTCGAAGTCAGGGACATGGCGCATGTTGCTGTGAAGCCCGAACTCCAAATCGAACGTGTCCCCTTCGTACACCGGGCGCGCCTCGATGCTCACGATCTGCCCGCTGCGGCGGGCCAGGTCGATCATTCCCCGGTAGCCGACGATGAACTGGACTTCAGTGCGCCCGGCCTTGCGGTTCTCGAAAGGGATCAGGTACGCATGCCCAAGCGGTCCGCCCGGCTCAAGCCCAAGCTGGGCGCAGGTCATGAGCGCCCCGAGGAAGCTGGTTTGGTCGCAGCGTGCCAGCGCCGGGGTCTTCCGCACCTCGGTCAGTGCCACGCGCGCCAGGCGCTCGGCGGTGACGTGCTTGGGCAGCGCAAGCTGCATCTGCGCTTTGATCTTCGGATCGGTCAGCAACGCGGCGATGTCGTTGGCTGGCTTGCGAGCGGCGGGCGCTTGGCCCGTGACGGCGGCTTTGAGTGCTGTTGCCATGATCAAATCTCCTTGATGAGGAACCGGCGGCTGCCGGGGGTTTCGGTGGTGTGTGCGGCGATCAGGTCGGCGGGCGCGTGCAGCGCTGCTGCGACTTCTTTCCAATCGGTGCGGCGGGTCGGCTTGGCGGCCTTCCAGGTCACAAGCGGCTTGCCGTTGAGCGTGAGCGCGGAGCGCTCGCCGAGGGCCAGCTTGATCCGCTCAGCGGCGGATTCGAAATCGGCCTCGGCTTGCGCGATGCGGGCCTTGGCTTCGCGCGCTGCGTTGTAGGCCGAGAGCAGGTCATCCGTTGCCTCGATGGCCTCGCCGTTATCAGCCGGAAATAGGCTCTCCACGTCTTTGGCCTTGGCAGGCTCGGGTGGCTTGCGCGTCAGTACGTGCCTGTACCAAAAATCGAACGCTCGATCTAGCATTGCGGCAATGGTCTCGTCGTCCCGATGGATGCGGCGGATCACCATCCGCTGACCGCCGATCAGGGCGGCCACGTCGGCCCATTTCTGCCCGGTGATGCCTAGGTACCACATGACCTGCGCTTGGTAGTACACAGGCACCGCGTCCTCGTCGCCATCGCGGCCCCAGTCGCCATCCTTGTAGGCGCTTGCGGTCTTGACCTCCAGCAGTCCATCGGCACCGAGCAGCGTGCCGCCGTCGTCTGCCACGCGCACGCGGCTCTTGTGCGTTACGACTGCGCGGTCGATATTGCCGATTGCCCACTCGTGCGCCGGATGCCGCAGGATGCGATTGACGCGCTGCACTGCGTGGCCTGTGCGCTCGCTGTACTCGCGCGCCACCACATCCTCCAGCAGCGTTCCCCACCGCACCGCCTCAGCGTTGCCGATCGCGTCTTCGGTCGATTGGCCGGTCTTGTCGAGCCACACATCGACGGCCGTTTTCCAGGGCGACAGGCCAAGGATGGCCGCAATGTCGGAGCCACCGATGCCGCTGCGGCGGTCTGCCAGCCACGCCTCGCGTCTGTTGGCCTCAACCAAATCATGGACTTGATGCGCCGCAAGCCGTTGACCTTCGGCGAACGCCTGCAAGCAGTTTGAAAAAACGGGGTGAAGGTTGTTCACAGTTGCCTCCATTCATGAAAATACCGATTCGATCTCCTCCTCCAGCCGCTCACGCTCGCGGCTGGTGAGCTTCTTTTCGAGCCACGGCGCGGGCCGACCACGGCGGTCGAGGATGTGGTACTCGATCTCAGGCGGAGACGGCGGGCGCCAGAAGTCAGCTTCGCCGCCGGTACAGCCCATGTCAGCCGGTGCGAAGTAGGTCACACGCACCACGCACGGGATGCCCATCACGCGGGTTTCGATGTCCGTCATCACAGCACACCGACGGCAATGAGAGCCACGACAACGACCAGCAGCGCCAGCATGAATGCCGTCATGCGCCCTTCGGTGAGAATCTCACGCCGGCCTTTGCCTTGGATGAGCAGCGCTTCCTGGAGGCGGATGGCGTCACTGTCCATATCCGGGCGCTGCCGTCTTTGGTATGCCGACCCGATCTTCAGGCCGGTCTTGGTAGTGTAGGTTGGTTCCATTCATTGCTCCTTCGTTGTACGCGGCCTCACCGTGCCGCGTTGACTTAAGTATACACCAGAAAACCAGAAAAGGTGGACTTCAGGCAACGAAATTTGCAACGAATTGTATCTGTCAGGTCCCGCGTCGCCATGTTTCTGGTGGCCGCGCGGTGGGTGCGCCTGTATACTTCAGTCCATGAACGACCAGATTGATACCACCACCGACGAACAGATCATGAACCGCGCGATAGAGCGCTGCGGCGGCAACGCCCGCGCGCTTGCCCGTGTACTAGGGGTTAACCCCATGAGGGTCTACAAATGGCTCGAGCGACGCCGCTTGGCGGTGCCGTGGCGCTTGTACCTGTCTGCGATGCTTGCCGATCCCGCCTGGCCGCCGCGTGACAAGCTGGCCACAGCGCGGCGTAGAGGGCTTGGCGCGTTGTAGCCTAGGCAAAAAAATCCCCGCACGTGGCGGGGATGATGCAGGAGCATGGAAATGGAGGAGACAACCACCGAGGTGGTGCCAACATTATACCGGTTGCCTGACAGCGGTCAAATGCCTTCAGCGGTGGCCAGGAAAAGACGATGGCCGCTGATTCGCTACGCAGGCTCAGCGACCGAGACCTCGATAGGCCAAAAGCCGGTGAGCAGTGGCTCGGAGCAGGAGTCTATCCATAGCTGTGCTGGCGTCAAGCGGCGGAGGCGCGGCACGTTCTTCGTCACACCTCAAGTTTTGATGTATGATGTAGCCTCCGCAACAGCACCATAGGAGGTGACATGCAGCAAACTCAAGCCGACGCCCTGCGACGGGCAATCGAGGTCGCCGGGGGCCTGACCAAGCTAGGAGAACTCATCGGATGCTCGAACCAGCGGGTCTGGAACTGGACATCCGCAGGGCGCGCACCCGTAAAGATGTGCCCCAAGATCGAGGCCGCAACGGGGGTGCCGTGCGAAGAACTGCGCCCGGACATCAACTGGAGCTACATGCGGCAAAAGCTCCAAGGCGGCCCGCAATGAACTACTACCCCTTTCACATCGGGGACTACGTTAGCGCGACGCGGCACCTTAGCTGGGAAGAGGATGCCGCCTTCCGCCGTCTGCTTGACGTGTACTACCTGACGGAAAAGCCGCTCCCGGCAGACCATCGCGCCATGTGCCGCCTTGTCATGGCGCAGACCGAATCG